AGTTGAAGGTCGGAGATTAAGTCATAAATACTCAGACCGTAAAACTTATGAGGCATTGGTATAGGTGTAAGGGAGGAGAAGGGAACACTATCCACAGCCTCATTATCTAACAGTTCATCTCCAACCTTCGTTACTTTTCTTAGTTCAGCAATGCCATCGTTGTCATAGTCAACACGCATGTAGCATTCTGTAACCCAAATTCCGTCATCAATATCACCTTCTGGTGCATTGTCTTGTTCTTGTGAGAATCTAGAAAGTCTTTCAGCTTTATAGTCAGCTTCATCATTACTAAATACATTCTCTATTTTACTCTTAGGGTAGCCTTGTTCTATTAGTTCAGACTTAGTTCTTTTTACCCTGTGTCCTACAAAACGAGCATCCTCTATTGTCTTGGCATACTTGTTTATTAAAAATTCTTCTGGTGGTACAGCTTCTATTCTAACTTGGCCATCATCATATGTTCTACTAACTACAACATCATGTGTTACTTGTTGTGGCTGTAATGAAATAACATCGCTAGCTTCTAATCCATTAGGAGTGTGCTCTAGTACCTCTACATTATCTTCTAATAGTAATGCAGTAAACTCTTCTTCTGTTAAGTTCTTGTACTCTTCTCGTAATGTTTCACTACTGTCATCCCAATAGTGTTTTACTATACCATTCTTTTGTAGCAGTGCATCCTTAAACCATTGATATATAATAGAAAATCCTGGGTTTTGTCTCATAATGACATGGTTCACATAATCTGTGGACTGCTTTGCCATTGTAACATCTTCAGGTCCCTGTGGTTCAAATTGTACTACCTTATCGCCCGAAGTAAATATCTTCATAAGGCTAGGCATAATCCATTCGATTACATCTGCTACATCTCTTGTGACAATCTGTGAACGACCTTCTTGCTCATTACCATACTTTTTGCCATAGTAACGGTCTAACGCATCAGAGCGTTGTTCTGTCAGCTTTCCGTCTTTGTACCCTAGAGCTGAGTTAATTTCTTGCTCTAGGTGAGCAGATAGCTCACGCTTTGTCATTTTAGCCATAAATTATTTACCTTTATTTATAGGGTATTTTGTTTCTTTAGGTGGTGGCGTGGACATACTGACTGTTTTCATAATGTGTTTGAGGTCTTTAATGTCCTGTGCCATTTCTAATATTTTATTTTCTAACCATTTCGGATTCATATACTTCTCCTTATATTATCCAACTTAAATCAGTCTTAGGAAGTTCCTTTCCCCAAGCACTGTCATTACCTGTGAACACTACATCTGTTATACACAAGTACCTAAAAGCATCGCTGGCGTGTGATGTCCAGTCATGCACTGGTCGTTGTGACCATATCTTTTTCTTGTCATCATAGCTACTTCTATATTGTAGTAATGCTTCCAATCCTTTCTTGGTAGTGCTTTCATCAAACCAGCACTTGTTTAAATAAGTTCTAGTAGTATCAATACCATCCATAACCTTTAACTTTGGTGCTACTTGAAAGTCTATGCCTAGGTCAAATGCTAGGTCTCGTCTTGACTTACCAGTAGAAAATTCTCTAACTACTATATCGTGTGGTGCTATGTGTGCACCATAATGATAACCCTTCCTGTTTAGTACCTCTATATAGTGAGGTAGTCCTTCATTAGAGTTTTCATAATAATCTATAACGTGTACTGCTTTACCAACAAATTGTACAAACCATATACTGGTTGCGTCTGATACCCCAAGGTCCCATGCTGTTACTACTTGTTTAGACGGGTCATAAGGGACTTTCCCCACTCGGTCTTCTTCATAAGCAGTTTCAATCTCTTTAGCATAATACGCACCTCTAAGTGCAGCAGACCAAGAACACTCGTATTCTTGTTCAAATTCAGTCTCTGCCATATCCTGTTTCGCAAGCTCGAGTTCCTCATCATCTAATATCCCTGTTTCACTCGCCTTGTATAAGAATCTAGCCCATCCCTTCTTCTCTGGGGCAGAGTGGTATAAATCATAAAATTCGTTTTTCCCTTTAGGTGTACCAATAAATATGGCATAACCTTTCCTATCTGAGAGTGCCGGCCTTATAACCTCTGAGAACATCTTAGGGTTCATCTGGGCATACTCATCTAATACTACACCGTCAAGATAAATTCCACGGAGAGTGTCATAGTTATCAGCTCCGTACAGTTGTATCCTAGCTCCCATGAAGTCGGCTCTTAGTTCTGCCTCATTAAACTTAATATCAGGAAATACAGCACATAGTCTTTTTAATTCATCCCAAGCAACTGTTTTAGCTTGCTTAAATAGTGGTGCTATGTATGCATATCTAGGTTGTCTCTTACCAGCTTGTATATCTTCTACAGAACTTTTGATTAACTGATTAATAGCAAATACAGTTTTACCAAATCTTCTGTGACATACTACAACATTAAATCTATCTAAAGTTGTGTGTAGATGTCTTTGTAATTCCCTAGGTGTGTAGGGTATTACTATAGGTTTTCTCTCCTCTTGCATAAATACTAGTGTATCTTGCCTTCCTTATTCTTTAGTAATTGATTAGCATCAGCAATATCAGCCTCATCGTTAGCCCATTGTATATCAAACTGTCTATCCTCTACAACAACGTGGTGTTTCGGGGACCATCCGGCCTGTGTCTTTAACCAAAACGTAGTCATGCTAGGAGATTCCCCACTGACCGCCATTTCGTAAGCAACACCGGCAACTCTTGCGGTACGCTTCTCTTTACCTACTAATAAATTATGAGAATAATATTTAGTTAGAGTAGCATTAGAAATACCCATAATTTTAGCTATAGTATGCTGGTCTAATCCTATACATACCATCTCTTCTACTTTAGCATAGTCATCATCAGTAGGTTTATAAGTTTGTCCACGCTTGATTCTAGACTTTTTACCCCCAGCTTTCTTAGATTCTGCACTAAGTCCACCAGTTGGTCTACCTTTTTTACGCTCAATCTTAATTACAGCATCAGCTGGGACCACACCCTTTGCAGATGCTACCGCATATCTCAACTCTTCTTCTAATTCTTTTTCTATTTCTCTAATCTCGTCTTCTGAGTCTACAGAAATTTCACCTTTATTTGCCATATACTATTATTATACCATAAATTTAAATTAGTTATCCCTTCATTCCTAGAATTCTTACAAAGTTTTCTTTTACCAGTATATATATACTATTAGTTTGGTTCTTTGGGGCTCATTCTAGGTACTATTATACCAGATAATATCTAAGTAATTATGCATAGTGCCGAAAATAGTTGGTTATGCAAGGTACTACATTGAAAAAATAAGAATTTTATATGTGGGTTCCTTTGCCCGATGGAGAAATTTTCTCAGAAGGGTGGGTACCCCTCGCCTTTCCACGCTTTCCGCCCACGCATATTCTGGGATTGATGGGATGGGATTGGCTTTCTGGGATGGAAGACATAGGCTGGACCAGATAGGATGGAAATCTGTGCCAGTAGCTGGGATGGGATGGATAGAAAAACCAGAGCGGATGGATTCGTGGTTTTCATATATTCCTTGACATAATATCCCAGCCTCTCAAAGTTTTATTATCCATTGATTAAATTAATTGTTGACATATGGAATACATGCTGTCATACTACGGGTACTGGAATTGACCAGCACTTGCCAAGGAGGCACACAAAATGAATGACCTAATAAAAGCAATCAAAGAAGTAGAGCAAAGAACTAATACGCTAGGCTATGCACTAGTAGAGACATTGAATGGTAACTATGTGCTCAAGCCACTAGCCAAAGCAGAGGCCAGAGGCGATAGCATAGAGATGGAATTCTGGGGCCCAGATATGGACAGTATCAAGGCTCAGAAAAAAGAGCATATTGCTCAAATGAAAGCCGATGGCTTACTATAATTAATGGAGGATAATAAAATGGAAAACAAGGAAATTAGAACAATGATTAGCAAGATACCAGCACCTAAAGAACTACACTTCTGGACAGGTGATGGGAATACATACTATTGTGAATGGAACTCAGTCCGCAAGGGATACCCTCAAGGATGTATTGATATTAAATGCAAGGGCGGTCATATGACATACCTATTTCATCTCACTGAGGTTGAGACTGATGAGTATGAGATAAAACCAGCCTTTAACTGGAAGCAAGGCACTCCATCCCTTGAGATTGTTGAAGCCTATGTTGAGAACTGTGCAGATAGTATCTGGAAGACTATGTATTACTTCAAGCATATGCAGGATGTAGCCAGAACGATAATGAGAAGCAGTAAATAGGCCTTAAAACGGTCCAACCTACCAAGCCCCTACCAAGGGGCTTTCTAGGTGAAAAAAGGGCAAGTTTGGACCCCTCAAGAGCCAAGCGAAATATAAGGATATAACATGACACAAAAAGAACTAGAACAAGCCTTGATAAGGCTAGCAGAAATTGAGCCTACTGGAGTAGTAGCTGGGCTCATCTATGAGAGTGAGCCGGAAGATACATACTGTGAGCACTGTGGCCAGCCTACTGGCTATGGTAAAGGCTCAGAGCCTAGCCGATATGATACGATGGTATGCTCTACAGAGTGTGCCAAGGAACTCTTCCCTAATGACTATAACTGGAGCAAATAATGAAAGCATGGAAAAACAGAACTACACTACCAATAGATAATTACACTGGGACTATCTTTAAAATTCAAATGAGATTACCGCATAAGCATGTTAATCATTTATACACTGTAAACATGGGTGCTCATTTAATGACTAATGAAGATACGGAAGAGGTTACAATCTGCACATTTGATGATAGAACTGTAACCTATAAAATGGGCCATACTTACTCAAGCCCTGCCACTCTTCAAGAGATTGCAGACTGGGTAGCTGAAAAGATTGATGAGAATGCCCGAATTAATGCGGAGTATGACAGAGAGATGATTGAGGAGGAATACCTGCAAAGGAGCGGTAATATTTACTAGGCCCTAGGCCTGCCCTACTAAGCCCCTTAATTGGGGCTTTTTAGGTAACTAAACCAAGGAGGTAAAAATGTATAAAAAAGATAATAAAATAATCGCAGATTTTTTGCTGGCCAGCCCAGACAATATGGTAAGGGGTTTTACTTTTGTGTTGCTATCAATCCAGCAACCAACTCAAGGCCTAGCAGATAAAATGTTTGAGGTAGACCAGCAGGGCCCAGAATGTAGGCATTTAAACTATGGCTTAAAGCGTGCAGGCTTTGAGTATGTAGAGGCTCATAAACAGGCCATATTTGAGAGATTAACTGAATATGTAGGCCAAGGCCTTGATGATGTAGAAAACATCTCAAAAGCCCTGCTTTATGTTTACGATACGCCAAACCTAGGAATGGTTAAATCTGCATTTGTGCTCCAGCTACTAGGATTTAATGTTTCTTGCATTGATAGTCATAATCTTAAACGCCTAGGCTGGAAACAATCGCAAGTATCATTGCCTAAAACCTTAAAGCATGAGTCCAAAATGCGAAAGATTAGAGCCTATGTATCCCAGACTCAACAAAAAGGGACCGCTTACTGGTGGAATAGCTGGTGCCATTATGTAGCAGGAAACATAGCCAATAAGAAATTGACTACAGGCCAGCAGGTTAGTAATTATCACATTGAGGCCATTTTACCCAAGGCCTAGGTATTACCCAACCAATAAAAGTCGCTAGAATAGAAGATTTGGAGCCCAGTTATCCAAGCTGGGCCAGGATTTCCCATTTATTTTCAATTTATTTGCATTTTAGGGGTTGACAGGATTTATAGATTCGTGCTAAAATTCTTACCAGAAATTAAATAATAATACCAAGGAGGTAAAAATGTCGTTTAGAAAAATGTTTACAGAACACTTAGTAATAGAGGGATGGAGCAATTGTTGTGATGCTCCAGTATATACTCCCAATACAGATGGGATAGGGCTTTGCTCACATTGTGGTGAGTGGGCTGAAATTGTACAAATTGAGGAGGAGGATGCTGATGAGTAAAGAAAAGACTATAAAAATTATGGGTTATTTTGACAAGGAAGTTGAGAAAACCAAGGAACAATATATAAATATATGGATTGAGAATGCCTCTCTATCCAGATTGTGTATTTGTGATGGAGGTGAGGCCTTTGACCATACCTATGAGAAAGTAAATTTTCTTAAGGATGAGATAAAGAAACTTGCTGAGTTTAACTGGGATTATATGTACAAGGAGCAACATGGATAATTATACTAAAATGAATAGAGAAATCAATGACTTAGCTAAGAAACTATCTAAGATAGATAATACAGAGGCTAAGCAAAAGCTAACATTTCATGGTAAGAGACAATACAGAAACTCCAGAAGTCCTCTTGACATGACACCAGCACAGGAAAATGCATGGTTAAGAAGTGGAGGATTTTAGGTGCCTAAGAATTTACATAAGGAATATGTTTTAGCTGATAGGTCTATTGTTACTATTGCTAGAATTATGGAGGCAACTGGGCTCAGTTATGTTGGTGCTTATAGCAGGCTCCAGCGTTCTGCCCAGCCAGATTACATATGGGCTGAGATGGGGCATGGAGGCAAGCAACTGCAGACTTCAACAAAGAAATGGAAAAATGAGCCAGATGAGGTCGTTGCAGGGATACAATTGAAAGCCAGCTGGATGGATGGCATGTTGCATACTCTTGCTGGCCCTCCACATGATAGACATGGGCTTGTGATGACCAAAAAGGATGTTAGGTCTTTGCTAGCCTATCGTGAAGAGATGCGTCAGCAGTGGCGTGATGGTAATAATAATATAAAAAATAGGGAGGATGTATGAGTACATTTAAATGGTTAAATGAATTAGAGAAAGAAATAATTAGGAAAAATACTGTAAAAAAAGCCCTAAGAAAAGAGATTGATGCTAAAATAGAGCAACTAAGGGCCCTTGAAATTGACTTAGAAAAGACAGTTGAAAAGGCGTTAGCTACAGGCCAGCCCAGTCGAGAGGATGTAGAGTGGGACTTGATGGATAAACGAATAAATGGAGGAAAATAATGAAAGTAATAATTGAGACAATAAATGAGTCCGGTGAAAAAGAATTCCAACTGTCAGATGGCGAAGTTGGTAAAAGAACATACTCTATTGACTTTGAAAGTATGGATGATTTAGAAAAATATATAACGGAGGAAAATGATGGATGCACTAGAAACACTTAGAGAGTTAGGAATGAATGTATATGATGGCTCAGATATTGAGTTCTTCTTGAAATATGGTATAACATTAACAATGTTGATGGGTGACGAGCCTATACCAGAAGAAACACTTAAAAAAATACAGGAGGATTATGCCAAATCCAAATAATAATAAACATTTCAATGATGAGGCCCTAAGGATTAATAGGTCTTTGAAAAAAGAAAATGACGCTTTAAGCGAGATTGTAGATGAGTTTGAACACTATCTATTAAACTATAATGTAACTAGTTCTGCAGATGATAGAGAGATTGGCAGACTACAAGATATGATATATAAAGTAAGGAGTAGAGATAATGATTAAGAGAGATATTAATGGTGTACCTTATACCTATGAAAATAAGGATGAGCTGGCCTTTGGCACAGACTTTGAGGATAGTTGGGATAATGCTATAGCATACGCCCACTATGTTATGACTACGCCAGAGTTTGAGAAAGATATGAAAGAATGGCTGGATAAGAATGACTGATATTAATAGTATGACTGGAAGAAATTGGGAAGTGGACCATGAACTGGTAGATGTAGCATTAATGCTTAAGAAGTACAGAAATCTACAATATGATGCAGACTTTGAAGAAAATATAAAAGATTATAACTTCTACAAAGCTAGGGCAGATTACTACCAAGAACTTGTTGACAAAGGACAGGAATATGACCCACAATTTTAATTACATAGGGAGGTAAATAGGATGTATCATTGTAATAAATGTTATTATAAACCAAACGAACAAGAGGGATGTTTTACTAATGATGTAACTAAGTTTATTATGGAAAACATACCGCCCTGTTTGGATGGAACTTGGCATAAATTTAAGCCAGAATTTAATAAAATAAAATTGCATAACATAAAATAGTTGGTACAATATATCTATGTATGGTTACTATGAAGTTGTTAAGTATATATATACTACTAGTAATTCATACATAGATATTCTTAGTATTTCTAAGAGTGCATTGAGTTTTTACTTCCATTTTTCTTAATGCACTTTTAGTAGTATTAAGCTACTAGGTAGCCCAGCCTTTGGGTAGAATGTTAACTATAAGGAGTTAAATATGAGTGAGATGTTACCACTAACAGGTGAAGTTGTTTTCAATAAATTAACTACACCAGATGTCTTTATGGGTACGAGTAAGTACACACTTACAATTGCCTTAGATAAGGATGGTAAGAAACTAGCAGAGAAGAACGGTCTTAAGACTAATGATTATGAGGGTAAGACACAGATTACTTCTAAGCGTAAGATAGACTTTGGTCAGCCCAAGGTTTACAATGCTGATAAGGAGGAAGTTGATGCCTCTCATGTATCTTTATTTGGTGATAAGGTTACGATGCTAGTCAAGAAAGGTAAAGCACCTTACGATGCTTACACATACCTAGAGAGAATCCGAGTGGATGAAAAGGCTGAGGGTGTGGAGGAGTACGACCAAAGCGAATTCTAACTGGTCGTAAAGTCATGGGCTACTATCATGGTAGCCCTTTTTATTTAAAGTAAGGGAGTTAAAATGGATAATAAACTAATCCGAAAGGAGCAGTGCCCCGACTGTGCAAAGATGGGGAAAGATACAAAAGGTGATAACCTTGCTGTCTATGATGATGGCCAAACTCACTGCTATGCTTGTGGCACACATGGTCATGTAACACACAAGAGCAAGCCAATACAAATCAAAGATGCCAGCTGGATGAAAAACTACAGAGGGGATTACTATTCTCTTCCAGATAGAAAGCTAAGGGCCGAGACTTTAGAGAAGTATAAGGTTAAATGTGAGAAGAATAACAAGGGTGAGATAATTAAGCACCACTACCCATACCACAACCAGAAAGGTGAGATGGTGGGTATCAAGACTAGGACCGTAGCTAACAAATCATTTCGAGGATGGGGTGATACTAGTAATACCAACATGCTATTCGGTCAAAACTTATTTAAAGCTGGAGGCAAATTCCTTACCATCGTAGAGGGTGAGTTGGATTGTTGTTCGGCCTATGAAATGTTTGGTAGTAGATGGCCTGTTGTTTCTATTAACAATGGTGCTAACTCTGTATCGAATATAAAAAATAATTTAGAGTGGATAGATTCTTTTGAGACTGTGGTCCTATGCTTTGATGATGATGAGGCAGGCAGGGATTCAGCTAAGCAGGTGGCACCAATACTGGGACCAAACAAGTGTAAGGTATTGACACTAGCCAAGCATAAGGATGCAAGCGATTACCTAGCTAATGGGGATAGTAAAGCATTCTATGATGAGTGGTGGAATGATGCCAAAGAGTATACAGTTAGCGGTGTAGCTACCATTGAAGAGATGAGAGAGGCTTTGCTTGACTATCAGAATACAGAGCTGGTGCCATTGCCAGATTCCTTTGGGGATTTGAATCACATGATGCGTGGTGGCATAGCCAGAGGAGAGCTAGTATCTATTGTGGCACACACTAGTATCGGTAAGACTACTATACTTAACGAGCTCATCTACCACTTTGCCACACAAACTAATGAGAGGATTGGATGTTTCATGGTAGAGGATAACATTGATGAGACAATCCGAAAGGTTGTGAGCGTGCACACTGCAGAGAATTTACAACTGGTCAAGCCAACAGATTTAAATGTGGATGTCATCATGGAGTCTGCAATTGATATTGGCTTTGGCTCAAAGATACAACTACATAATGATGGTGGTGGTAGTATTGATATTGATGAGATGTTTTCTAAGATAAGATACTTTGTAAAGGGATTGAATTGTGGTATTATTTTGGTGGACCCATTGCATACTGCAATCAAGAACTTAAGCAACGAGAATATCGAAGAGGTTATGGACAGATTCATTAAGCTATGTAAAGAGACCAAGTGTGCAGTGATACTCAGTACACATACTAGAAAGCCAGACGATGGCTCTCATCCTCACAAAATTAGCGAATATGATGTGAAAGGTAGTGGAGCAATACCGCAGGCTTGCCATACAAATATATTATTCTCTAGGGATAAGCTAGCTGAGGATGAGTACACAAAGAACTCAACAAGGATAAGGGTGCCTAAGCTAAGAAGAACTGGACAGACTGGTGAGGCTGGATGGGCCTACTTCAATCCAGAGACTGCCAGACTAGAGAAAGGAATCAATCCAGATATGGGAGGGTCAGATGCCTCAGACTTTTAGTTGTGATATAGAAACTGATGGTATCGAGGCTACTACAATCTGGTGCGTGTGTGTGCATAATACATACACTCAAGAGACAAAGGTATTCTATAAGGCTGAGGAGTTTAAGGAATGGCTGGAGGATAGGAGTATATGTCATACCCTAGTCTTTCACAATGGCATAGCTTTTGATGTGCCTGTGCTGGAAGAACTTTGGGGCATAGATTTTAAGGATGTCTTTATACATGATACTCTTTTACTGAGTCAGCTGGACAATCCAAGAAGAGAGGGCGGTCATTCCTTATCTAGCTGGGGTGAGTACCTAGACTATCCTAAAGGGGAGCATGAAGACTGGTCCAAGCTCAGCACAGAGATGGTAGATTATTGTATTACAGATACAGAAATAACTAGCAAAGTATATAAGATACTAATGCAGAAAGGATTAAGTAAGGATGCTATTGAACTAGAGTATTCTACTAAAAGACAATGCTCAATACAAGAAAAAAATGGGTGGTTGTTTGATGAGCATGGTGCTATGCATTTACAACAAAGAGTTAATGAGGACCTAAGAAAAGCAGAGCAGGAAGTACATAAGACTTTTGCACCTTTGCCTGTATGGGTCAGCAAGAAACCAGTAGAAAATAGATTTAATGCAGATGGTAGGAGGTCTAAGTATTACCAAGATGAGGTAGACCTTGGTTGTTATACTAATGATGACGAGGACTATGGGTATTGGACTTATCCGGAATTAAATTTAGGTAGCAGGCAACAAGTAGGCAGACATCTTATGCATTATGGCTGGAAGCCTAGTATATTTACAGAGACTGGTAAGCCTAAGGTAGATGAGTCCACACTTAAGGATGTGGATATTCCAGAGGCACAGCTGATAGCTAGATACTTAATGCTACAGAAAAGACAGGGCCAGATTAAAGGATGGTTGGATGCTCTGGATGAAAGAACTGGTAGAATACACAGTCGAGTTCATACTATGGGCACTGTCACACACCGCATGTCTAGTAGTAATCCTAATTTACAGCAGGTAACAGCTAGTAGTAAAGAATATGGTCCAGAGATGAGAGCATTATTTACTGTGCCAGAGGATAAGGTACTGGTAGGTGCTGACTTATCTGGTCTGGAGCTAAGATGTCTAGCACACTATATGAATGACAAGAACTATACAAAAGAAATACTGACTGGTGATATACATTCTGCCAATCAAAAGTCAGCTGGTCTGGATACAAGGGATAAGGCCAAGACATTTATATATGCATTCTTATATGGTGCAGGAGATGCTAAGATAGGTAGCATTGCTGGTGGCGGTGTACCAGAGGGAAAGGAACTTAAAGAGAACTTCTTAAACAATACACCAGCCTTAAAGAAACTAAGATACAGGGTGAATAAGGCATCTGATAAAGGATACTTGAATGCTTTGGATGGTAGGAAAGTTAGGGTTAGGAGTGAGCATGCATCCCTTAACTTCCTGCTCCAGAGTGCTGGTGCTATCATAGCCAAGAGAGCTTGGGATATTTTTCATGGTCTTGCACAATATGAGGGTTTAAAGTACAAGCAGATTGGTGTCATTCATGATGAGATTCAGATTGAATGTAATCCAAATGATGCAGACTACATTGGTATGCTTATTGTAGATGCCATGAAAGAGACAACAAATTATTATAAACTAAACTGTCCAATAACTGGGGAGTATAAAATAGGGAGGAGCTGGAATGAAACGCACTAATGAATTTAAGGTTGACTGGAATGAACACAGAATCCCAGACAAAATTAACCCAGAGCATTACACACAGGGTATAGAATGTATTGATTATATTACCTCAAAGAACATGAGTTTTCTTGAGGGCAATGTGGTAAAATATGTCACTCGATACAGAATGAAGAACGGACTAGAGGACCTAGAAAAAGCTAAGTGGTATTTAGACCGTTTAATAAGGGATTATAACAAGGGAGAAAAGAATGAAAGTATCTAAGAGCTCAATGCTGAGCCCCAGTAAAAGCATTCATACATTAATACCAGATGTGTATGAAGTAATGAAGTCAAAGGAATACTCTGGAGACTTAAGTTCTATAGCTATGCAAGCAGGTCGTGAGGTAGAGGATGCAATTAAGAATGCATTTGAGCCATACGAGCAGAAGAACGAGTTAAGAATGTCTGGTATAGGAAGATGCGAAAGAGCACAATGGTATGGAGTTAAGGGTTACACACCAGAAGAGATAGATGGTAATGTATACTTGACTTTCTTACAAGGCCATGTGCTTGAGGCTGTGCTAGTGGCCTTGGTAAAACTAGCAGGACACACTGTCGAGGACCAACAGAAGAAACATACTGTTGAGGGTGTCAATGGCTCACAGGACTGTACTATTGATGGTGAGCTAGTAGACATAAAGACAGCGAGTGCTTGGTCTTGGGATAACAAGTTTACTGAGACAGGTATAAAAGATGATGGCTTTGGATACATTAAACAGCTATCAGCTTATGGTAAGAATGACAACAGAAAGCATGGATACTTCCTAGCTTTGAATAAAAACAAATCAACTCTTAAGTTGTGCAAGCAAGAACTAGAGCAGGATGTTGATACTTTTATTGTTGACTTAAAAGATAAGATGGAATCTGATACACCGCCAATGCGAATAGCTAACGCTACTACCTTAACTAAGAATGGTGAGGAAAAGTTATGCATGACTTGCTCATTCTGTGGATTTAAGGAAGACTGTTATGGGAGTCTAATAGCTAAGCCTATTCCGTCTGGCAAGATAACTAATTATTTTGTTGACAATACAGGAGCCAGCTTTTGAAACAGCTACCAGAGTTAAAGGCTTACATTGCAAAGACATATGACACTTGTCTTATATGCGATGAGTTAGAGATAGAGCCAGAGGATTTACTAGATGCATTTGAAAATAAACTAATAGAAAAGAAAGATAGATTTCTAGAAGATTTTGAGGAGATATAAATGGGAATAGAATATATAATAATATGTAGTGTACTAATAATAGCAGGAGCTGTTACTGTATATTTTACAAACAAACAATCATATGAGAAAGGTATTACTACTGCTGTGTTGTTACACAGGAATGGAAGACTAAAGTATTATGATTACTACGATGAACAAGGCGAAAAAATGGTTGACATTGAAATCGCACCACTAGAGGATGAAGAATGAATACACTACCAAATGACTACCAAAATTTTATAGCACTGAGCAGATATGCTAGATGGCTACCAGAAAAGAATAGAAGAGAGACATGGAAAGAAACAGTAGCTAGGTACTTTGACTTTATGGAAGTACACTTGAAAGAGAATACTAACCAAGAGCTAATACCTAAGACAAGAAAGATATTAGAGGATGCAGTATGTAATCTAGAAGTTATGCCAAGCATGAGAGCTTTGATGACAGCAGGTAAGGCACTGGAAGATAATAATATAGCTGGATACAATTGTGCTTATCTAAGTGTTGACCACCCCAAGTCATTTGATGAGGCCCTATATGTATTGATGCATGGTACTGGTGTAGGCTTTAGTGTAGAGAGACAGTTTGTTACCAAGCTACCAGAGGTACCAGAAGAGATGGTAGATGTTGATGATGTCATTGTTGTACAGGATAGCAAAGAGGGATGGCAGTCTGCTTTCCGTAAACTTATTACATACCTGTATGATGGTGAGATGCCTAAGTGGGACTTCTCAAAGATAAGACCAAAGGGCTCAAGGCTTAAGACATTTGGTGGCAGGGCTAGTGGACCAGAGCCCTTGCTTGACCTGTTTAATTTTGCTACTAATTTATTTAAGGATGCAGTAGGTAGGAAGCTAACAAGTTATGAGTGTCATCGCATGATGTGTAAGATTGCAGAGGTTGTTGTCGTTGGTGGTGTTAGACGTAGTGCATTGATTTCCCTCAGTAATTTGACTGATGAGCGTATGCGTAATGCTAAGTCTGGACAGTGGTGGTCAGAAACACCAGAGATGGCACTCAGTAACAATAGTGTATGCTATACAGAGAAGCCAGACATAGGAATCTTTATGAAAGAATGGACTTCATTGTATGAGTCTAAGTCTGGTGAGCGTGGTATCTTTAACAGAGAAGCGGCAATTAAACAAGTAGCATCTATAGGCAGACGTGACACAGACCATGACTTTGGATGTAATCCTTGCAGTGAAATCATCCTCAGAGATGGCCAGTTTTGTAACTTAACAGAGATAGTAGTACGGGCAGAAGACACACAAAGAGATATACTCCGTAAGGCAAGATTAGCCACCATACTGGGCACATTTCAAGCAAGTCTTACAAACATTAAAAGACTTCGACCTAAGTGGGTTAAAAATACAGAAGAAGAATCTTTGTTAGGAGTGTCATTAACTGGTATAATGGATAACAGTTTCATGAATGGCTCTGTGGACAAGGAAGCCTTACCTAAATTCCTTGAGAAAGTTAGAAAAGAAGTAGTTGAAATTAATGCTCATTGGTCAGAACTACTAGGCATTAACCAAGCTACTGCAACCACAGCCATTAAACCTAGTGGCACAGTCAGTCAGTTAGTTGACAGTGCTAGTGGTATACACACTAGACATAACGATTATTACTTTAGAAGAGTAAGAGCAGATGCTAAGGACCCTATTGCACAGTTAATGGAGGACCAAGGCATCCCTTGTGAAGCTGATGTAATGAAACCCAATAGTGTCAAGGTCTTTACTTTTCCAATGAAAGCACCAGAGGGTGCTGTGCTTAGGAATGAGAGGACTGCTATTGAACAGCTAGAACTATGGCTCATATACCAGAGACATTATTGTGAGCATAAGCCTAGTGTTACGGTCAGTGTAAGAGAACACGAATGGATGCAGGTAGGTGCATGGGTGTATGAACATTTTGATGAGGTAAGTGGAGTTAGTTTCTTGCCACACTCAGACCATTCATACCAGCAAGCACCTTATGAAGACTGTACCAAGAAAGAATACAACGAGCTTGCTAAGAAAATGCCTAAGTCTGTTGACTGGGATTTGATTAGTGAATATGAATTAACAGATACTACTGTAGGAACTAAGACACTGGCTTGTACTGGTAGTGTGTGTGAGTTAGTTGACTTGGTAGAAGAAGAAAGAGAAATAGAATGAATACTATAATATTAATAATAGCCTTGCAGATTGTTGTTGTCACCTTAGCAGGATGTACTACACTACAAGACAAGATGGAAGAGCAGAGACATTTAACTTGTAACCCACCACACGATACTTTGTGTATAGGTTGGCATATATGAGAGTAAGTCTAATGCGTAAGCTATGGAAAGAAAAGGTAGAGGTGCCTGCTCTAGAGAAAAAGATAGAGAAAATCCTCAAGGCGATAGATGTTAAACTAAAAGAAAGGAGTAAAGATGTTAGATAAAATCAAGAACGGAGCTGATGGTGCGATAGATGTTGGTATCAAACTAATTAGCCTGTCTATTATACTGCAGATTATCTTTGGACCAAAGGTAGCATTCCTAACCGGAGATGTAATCGGCTCTATACTAGGCATAGTTTGGACTTTAGGAAACGGTGGACTGGCTGGCATAATCGCAGCTGTCATAATCTGGAGACTACTCGACAAAGACATAGTCGATGAACTCAAAGACTAAAGCTAAAACAACTTGGGGTCTTGTCCGCATGGATGGGACTTCCAAGTTGTACCTAGAACTTAAGAAGAAAAAGAAAGAAACTAACCCACGACTTTGGCAATCAGACTGGAGAAAGTAATGAAGCACAAAGGTATATTACCACTACCTGTATTTAGCAAGGGTAGGGGTGAGAAGAAAAGGGAACTCATGGTTAGTCTAAACAATTTCTTTCCTATGCATTACATACAAAAGAATAATGTAAAGCAGGCGTACCACGCAACAGTGAAAGAATGGGTAAAGACATTACCCAAGTACAAGACAATACAACCAACCTACAAATTATTTTTTAATAACAAAAGAAAGAAAGACCTAGATAACTATACATTTCCTATGCATAAGTTTCTTATGGATGCTTTAGTAGAGAATAATATTATTGAAGATGACCACTATGAATATGTTACCAAGATTACTACTGAGTTTGGTGGCCTAGATACGGACAACTATGTTGTCGTAGAAATAAAAGGAGAAGAGCATGGGACTGAACAAGAGTAAGGATATAAAAGAGATGCGTAAGTTTGATGTTGACTTAGAGTTTGGTCAGCAATGGGAAAAGCACATAGATGAAATGTTTTCCGGGGCCAAGACTTGCGAGATAAAAACAGAGAGAGATAAGTGGGCGAGTACAGGTAACATCTGTATCGAGATTGAAAGCTATGGTAAACCATCCGGACTAACCAGTACAGAGGCAGAGCTCTGGGTCCATAACTTGGTAAAGGATGGTGAGTTGTGCTGTAGTCTAGTCTTTAATACTGACAAGCTAAGAAAGATAATGTCAGATATGAAACCTTATACTGTCATGGGCGGAGACCACAAAGCCTCTAAGCTATATTTAGTTAATATTCAAAAGTTACTAGCTAACTGCTCTTGAACAATTCTATCAGCTGTTTGTGCGAACTGTCTAGAAATACCAGTGGTACCTTTTAATCTACTGTAAGCAGTATCTTCTATGGTGGCTACCTGTTGTCCATTCTCATAAATCCTAGCCACCATTACCGGTCCTACCTGTAGCACTTCTGGTGATGTAAGTATTTTCTGACCAGTAGATTTGATATAGAAATAACCAAACTTGTTAGGATTCATACCTACCTCTGCCCATTCCGGGTCTTTTAAATATTGTTCTACTCTTTCAGATGTAGTTTCTACAGACTCATTGACCCAAGCACCAGTGAATACAGCAAAAGGATATTTATTAATTCTTTTCCCCTTTGCATTCTTACCTGCTGATATTTGCTCAGAATCTGCAGGGCTATCACTAAATGTAACCGGACCCCTGTAATCTCCAATAAGGACAGCTGACTTAGCATATCCTATAACTGGACCAGCTTTACTTGGAGCTGGGTCTGGCTCGTGAACAGTAACAACCCATGTATTAGCTCTTGTGTATGCAGGTATATCTAATCTAGATGCTACACGCTTATCATTAGGCACCATTTTGTATGCTTTATTTCTAGGCTGTTGTAATGTCACAGGTTTAATTAGACCCTTAAGACTTTTAGCACCTAAAGCACCAAGCATTTCACCATAGCTAGGTATTTTCTGTACCTCTCCTATAGGCTCAATAGGATTCCATGTTAGTACAGACTCGGCCCATTGCTCTTCTGATACATTACGCTCATCAATTCTTTGCTCTGCTATTTTCTTTAATACAGGATGCTGTAAAAATTCATTCTTTTCTTGTGCCTTTGTCCAGTCTTTTATTTTTTCTTCAGATATTCCCATAGTATTTCGCATTCTTCCAAAGTCTTCTTTACTTGCCTCAGCTGTCTTTTGCTTTGTTACTGGTAATACTTCCCATATACTAGCTTGTAGTCCAGAACTATTGTCAGCCCATACACCAGCATACCCAGCCTCTTTTAATACTTGGGCCATAAACAATCCATTGTAGTCCTGCACCTCTCCAGCTTCAGCTGCTCTTGCGTTAGCTTTCTCTCTAAAATTCTTAGAGTCTGCACTTACATTATACAACTTGTTAGCTGGTATCTTTGTAGTGTACCTCTCCTTGCCAAGACCGGGTTCTTTTTTGTACCCCTTAGGCTTACCCATGTCAATACCATAAGATGCAAAGGGCACAAAATTTGAGCCTCTGTTTACCCTTGCATTACTACCCTGTAATCCTTGACCATAAAATTCTGGGTCAACAACATCTAGATTGTCAGCTTCACTGAAATGAGTTAAGGTTATGTTACCATCTTTATCTACATTTGGACCAGTAGGATTATCATCCTGTTCAATATCATCTATATTTTTAAAGAAATCATTGAGCTCTTTATTAGTTGCAGCTAGAGTTCCTCCGGGTAAAAACCCATTGCCCGGTCCCATTCCACATTGTCTAGGCATCCTTAATCCTCCTTAAATGCTTCGGCACCAAGAGCACCGACAGTAGCTCTTAATATAATATCAAAAAATTGTTCTGGCGTTTCAGCTAAGGTTTCAGCCAAGCCATTACCATAAGCTGATGCTAAGAAATCATCTACTATACTAACAGCAGGACCACCTATATATCCAGATAATGAAGTCTCACCCACCAAGGGTAAACCTATTGCAGATATTAAATCGACAAGAGTGGTCTCTCTTTCTGAGCCTCTAATCTCTTTCTTTATTTCCATAGCCAATGCTGCTAGACCAAGTGCTGCACCTGTCGCAGCTATTGTACTCATCTGAGACATTAACGCAGGGGTACAACTCTTAGGATTAAGTTTTCTTATAACTCTTCTAGCAATTGTATTACCAAACAAAATAGGAAAAGACTTAAGCTGTGCTAATAATTGCATGTCAGGATTAGACATCCACAATGGTCTATTAGTAGCAGTAGGTTCTAGTGCCACGTCTGTAGTTAGCTTACGCAACCAAGGCACTAACAAATCTCTTACTCTTGTCTGAGTACCATCGCTCTTAGTTATCATTGTTTCTAAGAAAGCGTCATTCATTACATCTATTTTATTACCACCAGCTCTATAGATAGCATTGAAGTCATCTATAGTCATACCATTCTCTCTTAGCTCTTGTACTAGTCTCTGCTTTCTAGCACCTTTCATATTCTTTAATCTTCTAGCTTCACTTTCTATTCTTTTTAATCCAGCAGCAGCAGCCCATGTACGCACAAAGTTTGTGTATTGTGTCAGGAACGCACCAGCAGGTGTACGAAAGTAAACCCCTAAGAATTCGTTTCTGTCACCAGCAAATAATTTCTCTACTCTCTCGTTCATTGCAGGGTCTACAGCAAATCCCATAAGTCTAATTAGGTCTCGGCCAAAGGAAGAGGTAGGTGCTGTTCCAACTCCGCCTTGGTATATAGAACGCTTAATACCTTTTAAGAATGTACCTGCTAATATAGGAGCAGCTTTCATGGTATTTATTATACCATTTCTTTGTATTATCCAAGCAGGTTCTGTAATAGAAGATATGGTAGCCATGCCTAGATACTTAACAGCTGCTGCAGTAGCAATAGTCTTGTATGCTTTTTGCCTTGTTCTTCCTGTCTCGTCTTGTGGCCTCTTGTATACATTATGTAATGCATCATACATATCCCACATTTTTTGAGCTTGTGGGTTTGTAATAATATTTTTCTTTAATAGATGGTTTATGTCATCATTGTACCTGTTAGCACTGTTGGCACCAAAAGATTCAGCAGAGGCTAAACGAGTAGAAGCATTAAGTAAATAATCCCCTACAGATTCAAAAGGACTTTTCTTTCTAAATCTGTCATTAAGTCTATTCCACCTACCATCTCTTGACTTTTCAAATGATGGTCTTCCTGTGCCAGTTCTTGTCTTTACCTTTCTTATTTGTTCGGATGTAAGTATAGCAGGGTCAATGTCATTTAAAATATCATTAAGTATATTCTCTCTTACCTCTTGTGCTGTTTGTACTACATTGCCGGCTTCGTCTAGTTTGTCTTCTACAAGTTTAACATCATTCTCTAACGAATCTAAGAAACCTTGAGGGTCTGCTTTAATTGAATCTTTATCTAAACCACGAGTTAGATAGTTCTTATGAAAAGTAATTTTTAAACCATCCTTACCTAAAGCCTTAGCTAACAAATCATATACTTTATTCTGTATACCTCGTATTGTTTTAGCATCCTGCTCAAGCTCTCTCATTTGCTTGCTGCCTATTTCTTTGGTAAGCTCGGCTTTTAACTTAGGGTCTATTTTATTTTCTAATGATTGGCCCACAAACTTGTCAATGTTTTCTCCAATCTTACTACCAAATTGTCCCATTAAAGGATATGCAGTAGACCACTTATCTCTTATATCTCCAAAGGGTGCCAGTAATTCTCCGACATAGTTGTGCTTCTTAGTATTAAAAGACGGTGTTGTTTGATACTCACCTGTCTCAGACTCCACATCAATTAGAGGTCTCAATGCTCTATCAAATCTAAAAGCATCCTCACCTGTCATTACATTATCTCTTCTTACATCACCAAGAAAATCAGTAGATTTATTTAGTAAACTGTCACCAATAATATTAGTATATTTAGACAAACCACTAAGTGCAGGCGTGTCACCTAACTCAAATAAATTTTCTGGGGCAACATCTTCTATAGGTCCTAGCTCTTTTATCTTAGCATCTAACTCCTCACCTTCGTATGTGTCTACTAGTTCTTGGTATTTCTTATCGTAGTCTTTTACATTAACAGTAAACTTTTCTTGTGCCTTTTCTATCTCTTGTGCATTGCTTGCTTCTAATAATTTTCTATCTTTCTTTAGTTGTCTATTAAAAGCACCTGCTTCCATACCAGCTGGACCAGAGCCCATGATAGCACCACCGGTAGCACCAACTGCAGCTGCACCTACTAGCTGTTCACCAGATTTCAATCCTTCAACACCTGTAGCAGAAGTAAGTTCTGATACTGCTGTCTGCCCTGACTCAGTAAGCATTTCCCTGAATGATGTACCCATGGTTCTCTTAGCAAACACCATCATAGACTGAACAAACTCTTGTTTCTCTGCCTTACTAAATCTTTCGTATATTTCTTTTATGCTTTTCTTGTCGTAAGTCTTACCACCCATTCCTTTGATTGCAAAGTTTCTAGGTAGTTGGTCAAGTAAAGCATTAATTGTACTTGCTCCAAATAATTTGGCTCTCTCTTCTGCAGTAAATTCTGATAAATCTTTGTTGGCGTTTGCTGTATGTACACCTACATTCTCATTAAACTGCAGTAGCCAGTTCATACCAAAAGTTCCTGACTGTCCAACTACTCCCATACCCTTAGTTAATGGCATGGGTGACTTCATCATAGACTGACTAATACCACTAGCTAGTAATAGCCCGGCATTAGTTGCAGCACCTTCTGAAGTTCTTTCTAAGACCCAACCTAACTTATCATTAGCACTATATAAACCAGTAGGATACTCTGGGTAGTAATCTTCTAATCCCTCAGCACCTGACTCATATAATGCACGACCAGCATCCGCAAGAAAATCTGGCATATATGAGTCATACAACTCGTTAAAGTTTTCAAGACCTGCTCCAAGATTCATCTTGAAGAAGTCCCAGCTGGAAATTATAGAATCATCTTTGACTCTGCTATCACTATATAAATTATCATCAAACTGAAACGTGTTAGCATTATCTAAGTCGAACTCATCTTCGTCTAAGAAATTAGTTGCCATATTAAATTTTAATTATTTCTTTAATGAAAAGTAACCTGAAACAGCGACACCACTAGCCCTGTCTGTCTCTGCTTTTTTAATTATTTTTCTTAATTCAGGCTTTGGTAAAGAAGCTAATCTTTTTTCTTCCGCACTTACTTGTCCAGTTGAAGATATAACCGGTCTACCTGATGCTATTCTTATTGAATATAATCCCTCAGCAACATCCTTGCTAGGAGGCACACCAGCCATAGCTAGCTCAGTCATTATCTGATTAATTTGAATTGCTGTCTGATAAGATTGTGCTTGTTTTTCTTCACCTGTTAAGCCATCACCAAATGTTCTCTTAAACCAACTATCAGACTTAGTATCTGTTAAATAGCTATTCTGTAATGTCTCTGGCTTTATTACCATTCCTTTTAATCTAGTGTAAGCAGCGTTGTTACCAGCCTGTAGTGCTGTCTGCCTAGAAGCAGCAGCATCCATTAGATTATTAGAATGTTGTATTTTTCTTTCCTGCAAAGTTTCCATAGGAGTTTTAGCTGGTCTGTACTTGAGAGGTGTACCAATATAAGCTAGTGCGTTAAAGAATTCAACTGCTCTATTGTTACCCGGTATGTCTCCCGGCCTCTGTCCAAACCACCAAGCTTTATTCTCTGGTGATAGTGGGTTAGTTAGCCTGTCCATGTTAAATCCACCCTCAGGAGCGAATGTCTTTTTAACAACTGCTGTTGCTTGGGCACTCGTACCGACCTGTCCATTACTACCTTGATTACTATCTGTACTTGTTGTTACTGCATTAGTCTTAACATCAGTAGTCTTACCATCAGTAGTCTTGCCCTCATCAATAGCCATATCCTCACTTGAACTTCCATCTGCTGGGTCATCTGCTAATAGACTTTGAGTTTTAGCAATTGCTGCATCTGAAGCACCTTGGAACAAGTTTGATATTGCAGGAATAGCTTCATCTTGCATATAAGTTATAGCTTGATTACCAAGAATCTCAGCTTGTTCCATACCCTGCTCTACCAGTGGTCCTAGTGTTTCAATAGCACCTGCTGTAATTTCAGACACATCTTCTCCTAGTGTAGTGCCCGCTTCAATAGTAGCTTCTATAGCATTTGAAAGAGCATTATCAATTTCATTGTTACCAGTAATCTGATATTTAACAAAACCACTTTCCATCTCATCATTTTGTGCTATATTACTTTGCATGTTTGCAAGTCTTTGTTGTCTTTCCTCTTCTAGTCTTGCCTCTTCTTGTAAAATAGCTTGCTCAGCTCCGTATGCAGGTGCTGCTGATGCATCGGCAGACATCCTTTCATCAAGAATTCCTCTAACTTGTCGTTCTCTTTCTGCATCATCTATTGCTTTTTGTTGTAGGAACAACTCATCTTCCATATTGTTATACAATTGGTCTGAGCTTTTACCTAAAACATCCCTCGCTTCTGCCTGTCTTATAGCATCATCAAATATACTTTTATTTGCAATAGCATTCTCTGCATACCTGTCAGGGTACCTATTCATCATCTGCTCGCTAGTAAGAAGTCCATCAGTCTGTAATCCATATGGAGCAGCATTTCCTACAACATTCTCTGTTGTTGGAATATCTCCTTGTTCAGATATAAGATAATTTTTACCACCTTGTCCCGGAAGCATACCATATTGTGTATAAAAGTCCATAACTTTAGGAGTCATCTCTAACCCTAATGCTTGCATTCTATTATCAAATGCACCAGCTTCGGTAGCATCTTGTAGTTGACCAACCTGTCCACCTATTAATTTAGCCATTCCCGGTATTCCAACATCAAAGTTTAAAAAACTATCATTGTCTTGTCCGGCTTTTATCTGCTCAGCTTTTACAGTAGATGGGTCGCTGTATGTTCCCCCTACTGCATCACATTCTACTCTGCTCATCTGCTGCGTTACCATTCCATTAGGTAACACACAAACGCCTTTAAATGGACTATCAAGGTTTTTCATGTATGTGCTAGCACCTTCTAATGCATTCATAAGAGGATAATTCTGTGGTTTAGAATACTTGCTTGCTGTTTCTCCTTGGGTTGTGCCACTATTAAATACATTCATAGCATCGGAAGTATTGAAAGGAAAATTCTTTGGTAAACTATTAAAGTCAAAAATGTTTTCGTTAAACCAATTGTTAGCTCTTTCCCAATTACTAGTATTTAATAAACCTGCAGGTGGTTGTTCAATGTATTCAGACGAAGAAACTTCACCTGATAATGGCATACTTAATCCCATCTTTCTAAGTTCTTCTTCTTCTCTTAATCTTTGCATTGCTTGTGCTCTTGGAGTTGCCATAGTTATCTTCCTAAGTATGTATTAAATCTTTTGTAATAGTCGGGGTCTTCTTCAATTGTCTTACCCCTCCATGCTTCTATAAAACTTTGTACTGGGTTTTCTTTATTCTTATTTTTGTTCCACATATCCTGCATCATGTCTTGTGCAAAATCTTTATATTCAGCTTGCAATCCGCTATGCATTTTAGAGCCTTCACCACCATAGTCATATGCTTCCCGTATTCCTTCACCACTGCCTATACCAAAATTACCTAAGAAATCTTGTATTGCCATTATTCCTCTGTATGGTGCAGCATACAATCCTGCGTGCTTTTCATGGTAAGGTAAATCATCACCTTCGTTACCATAGTATTTAAATAGCCCTGCTTGTTCCATTAGCTTGTTACCTACGTTACTGTGCTTGCTGTATATTCCCGGCTCATTGTCCCTGTAATCTTCAAGTAATCCTAAAGTTATTTGAACTGGTCCATATGCTGTACTACCACCATCTGCTTTTCTGTTTGTTGTTCGTATCCATGGATTATCGAAAGAACCTGTCTCTGCAAACTGGTATGCATTATAAATATCTTCTAGGTTAAAGTTACCAAATAATGTTTCCATACTAATTATGCAAAAAGATTTCTAACATCTCTTCGTGTTGAGAAATTGTTGTTCATACTTGTTGTACTGTATCCTCCTGCTGGAGCAGTAGGCCTAGGGGCTAGTGTTGATTTTTTATTTGAATAAGAAGTAATTGCTTTTGCTGCACTAGCTTGCTTAGCTGGTGCTGCATAGTTTCTTCCCGGAGGACCCGATGCTCCTGTGCCTGCACTTGGTATACTAGAAGTTCTTGTTACTTTCTTTTCAACTTTAGGTCTTTGGTCTTGGCTTAACAACATCGCTTGACTCTTTGCAATTTGTGCTGCATTCTCTGCCGGAGTCAAAGTAGGATACTTTAAATTAAATGCTTGCTGTGCAGCCATGGCTTCTTGCATGTTATTGTACCTGCCCATTTCAACATTTCTTCTGGCTGCATCTAGCATTACTTGTGCATTAGGAGCTGAGTCTCTCATGCTAGGAGGAACATTGTTTTGCATTGGAGCTGTTCTGCCTGTGTAACCATAGTCTCTAACTATTTGCTCTGGAGTTCTTGGTACAGGAGCAGGAGTAAACGCACTAATGTCAGCACCCTTGTTAGGCATATTATTGGGTAATGTTACTGGGTCTAATCCTATAATTCCCGGTGTATAATCTGCTGGTGTACTTAATAAGTAAGGATTCTCTCCCGGCTTAGAGCCCCAGATGTCATATGCTGCACCTGCATTGCTAAGCCCATCACCATACACATAAGCTGGTGCAGTTGCGTAGTCATACGGAACTGGTGTTGCCGGTGTTGGTGGAGTATATGTACTCTCATACGGTGCAAATGTTTGAGGTGTCAATGAAACATTAGGCCCTGCTGGTGCAGAACTTCCTCCGCCTCCGCCCCCAAAAGAAAAACTAAGTCCTCCTGTTGGTCTGCTAGTAGGTGGCTTTAAAGTTGGAAAAGTAGGGCTAATAATTGGTGCATTTCCTACTGGCCCTGTTGGTGGGTTGTATGTTACAGTAGTAACTGGAGCTGGGCTAGGTTTGTCAAATGAAATAGTAGGCGATGCTATAGGAGCATTTCCTATTCCAAACCCTTGAACATCATTTACACTTCCATACATTGAGCCATAATCTATTGCCATATTATCTCCTATTGAAAGCCAGCTATTGTAGAACCAAGCACACCAATTGTGTTAAGCATACTAGGGCCCGGTGTTCTCTCTGTTGACGAACCTGCTGCACCCATTGCTGGCTGGAATCCTGCAATACCTGATTGGTAGTTCTGGAATTTCTGGTAAGGGATATTCATATTAAAGTTGTGAGCTGCTTGTGCATCAGCAATCAACGCTTGTTCTCTAGCTTGTTGCTGACCACCTGATGTACCCAAAGCAGAATATGGACTAAACCCTGCACCCATCAGAGCACCCGTCTGTCCTAAAGTACCTAACTGACTACTAAGTCCTCTTCCATATGCATCACTATAAATACCAGCTGCTGCTTGGTTAGCTGAATCTGCTGCTGCTGCAATAGCATTACCTTCTGCAATACCTTGTCTGCCACCACCGTAGCCACCTGACATAATAGCACCACCTCTAATGTCAGCTAAGCTATCATATACACCTCCCATAGCCCTGTCTGCTGCTGATTGTGCCATGTTATTTACATATGGGTTGTTAGCTACATCAAGTCTTGACGGACTCATAGCATCTTGGTATGCACTAATAGCAGGGTTCATTATTTGAGGAGCACCCTCTACTGCAAAGTCTCTTATGCCCTGTTGTGCTGTTAATTGGTCCGGGCTAAAGTATGCCTGAGTTGGCCCACTATAATAAGTAGGGTTAAAATTGTTGTATAAATTAGACGCTTCCTTGAAGCCTTCCGTAATGTAAGGCGAGGCTTGACTCCAAGGTTCGTTTTCTTTTGTTTCTACATTGTCACCTTTTGACATTATGTTATCTCCTTAGCAAATAATCTTGTTTGTTCTTTATAGTTAATATCCTCAAGTACCTTTCCCCATCCTTTTCTACCAAATAGTTCTACATACTCACAATCATTTTCTTTTCCAAATGCATTTAGGAGTGCATCTGCTTCATCTCTCCATGTCATAAATTCTTTTCCACCTAATAACAGCACACATAGTATATTCTTTTGTGGGTACATACTAATCTTTGTAATAAAAGCACCCTCTACTTCTGTACCTATTTTTACCCAGAGCTGCATATTCTTTGATATACAGGACTTTTTTATGTCAGCAATACTATACTCGCCTAGACTGTATTTCATGGCTGCATTCAAGTATTCTTCAACGAGAGGCCACCAAGCCTCAATCTCCCCCGACCTTATCCCTTCAATCAAAGTTTACTCCATGCTCCTGTACTCAAGTATAAATACAACCCCTCACCACTACCCGGATTCCAGTTAGTACCATCTGCGTACCTAACATCTCCAGCTCTTGGCTTTGATGGAACTGCATTAGATTCATCATAATGTCCAT